CACGCTAAGGATGAGTACCCAAAAGAGTGTTGTGGGTTGGTCGCTGTGGTCAAAGGTCGTCGGCGTTATTTTCCGTGCCAAAACATCGCGGAAACGCCTGACGAGCACTTTGTGCTGAGTGGCTGGGACGAAGTGGAGGACAAGGGCGAAATCGTTGCCATTGTCCACAGTCACCCAAAAACCAATCCGGCACCATCACCGGCTGATCGTGTTGCGTGTGAAAAGTCAGAGCTGCCGTGGTTCATCGTTAATCCAAACACTGAAGTATGGGGCTACTGCGAGCCTGAGGGCTTTGAGTTGCCGTATGTGGGGCGTGAGTTTGTCCACGGTGTTGTGGACTGCTACACGTTGGTGCGGGACTGGTACGCACGAGAGTACGGCATTCAGTTGCGGGATTACCAACGACGTGATCAGTGGTGGGATCACGGTGAAAACTTGTATGTTGAAAACTTCAGCCGGGAAGGGTTTCACAAGATCCCAGTTGAGCAGGTGCAGCCAGGTGATTTGATTTTGATGAATCTGGTGTCACCCGTACCAAACCATGCGGCGATCTACTTGGGCGACTGTCGGGTCTTGCATCATGTTCAAGGAAGGCTGTCGAGCAGGGATGTTTACACCCTTGGCACCAGTTACTATGCAAAGAGCACAGCTTGCGCCTTGAGGCATGAAGGTCGTTAAGGTCTATGGCGCTTTACGCAAACGGTTAGGCCAATGCCGGTTTGAGTTTGACGTAGCGACGCCAGCGCAGGCGATCAAGGCGTTGTGCGTCAACTTTCCAGGGCTAGACAAGTGGTTGATTGATAGCGAAAAAGATGGCGTCGGCTATCGCGTTGCGGTCAGCAAAGAGAAAGCTACAGAGGAAAATATTGCGCCTTTGTTGATGCCTTTTAGCGATAAGGAGGTGTTCAGCATTACGCCTGTTGTCACTGGTGCGGGGCGAGGCACTGGTGCAATTTTGATTGGTGCTGCGTTGATTGCTGTCTCTCTTGCTGTCCCAGGGGCTGGTATCGCTGGGACTAGCTTTCTCGCGTCAGCTGGAGGCGCTGCAACTTTTGGTGCTGGTTTAGCAGCAGCTGCAGGCAGTATTGGTCTTTCTTTAGTGCTTGGCGGTGTTGCTCAAGCACTTTCACCGCAGCCGGAGCCTACAAGCTTGGAGAATGGCCGAGAGGCTGCACAGCTTGAGTCTTTCAGCATTTCCAACGTTGTAAACACATCCCGACAAGGCTTGCCCGTACCGATCGCGTACGGGCGTGTTTTCGTTGGATCGGCTGTGCTGTCGAGCGGCCTTGATGTTGACCAGGTACAGGCATGACACAAACTAAATACGTCCAAGGTGCTGGCGGTGGCGGCGGCAAAGGTGGCGGTGGAAGCAGCGCCCGAACGCCTACTGAGCAAGATGACACTCTTCAGTCGGTACAGTTTGGCAACGTTCTTGACTTGCTTTCCGAAGGGGAAATTGAAGGCTTAGAAAGCGGCAATAAAAGTATTTTTCTGGACAATACGCCTATTGAGAACGCGGACGGCACTAGTAATTTCGAGGGTTTCAAGGTTGTTCCCCGTGTTGGAACGCAGGGTCAGGCTTATATCCCTGGACCTTTTAACGCGGTAGAGCGTGAAACAGGGGTTGGTGTCACAGTTGCAAAAGACACGCCAGTCACTCGCACCATCACAGACACGGACGTTGATCGCGTACGTGTCACGCTAACTATTCCGCAGCTTCAAAGGATAGAAGACGATGGAGACATTGAAGGTCATTCGGTCAGCATAAAAATTCAAGTTCAATACAATAGCGGTGGTTTTACTGACGTTATTAGTGACACAATTAGCGGCAAAAGCAGCAGCCGTTATCAGCGTGACTATTTAATTGATCTTACCGGCAGCCATCCCGTTGATGTACGCTTGGTGCGTGTTAGTGAAGATGAAACTAGCAGCAATCGCGGATCAGATTCATTTCGAGCAAGCACGACAATTTTTGGAAGTTTCACCGAAATAATTGACGAAAAATTCAGCTACCCCAACGCAGCGCTGGTCGGCCTACGGTTTGACTCACGCCAGTTCAACAACATTCCAAGCCGTAAATATCTAATTCGCGGCATTAAAATTGGCGTGCCAACCAACGCAAAAGTAGATAAAAGCGAAACCGAAAGGCTTGTTGTATCAACTGGCGCAACTGAAACGATTTCAGGTGGAATACCTGGAAGAATTACATACAGCGGGATTTGGGACGGTCAGCTTAGTAGTGACCCGGGAGCACCAGGGGGAACGGTTTGGACAAATGATCCGGCTTGGTGTTTATACGACCTGCTGACTAGCGAGCGTTATGGCGCGGGTGTTCCAGAATCGTCCCTTGATAAGTATGACTTTTTTGCAATTTCTCAGTATTGCAACGAACTGGTTGACGACGGTAAAGGCGGCCAAGAGCCACGTTTTAGTCTCAACCTGCTAATTAACAGCAGGGACGAGGTCTATAACGTCATCCAGCAGATGACAGCAATCTTTCGTGGTATCTCGTACTACGGCGCTGGAACGCTACAGCTGCTTCAGGACAAGCCAGCTGATGCACAGTATTTGCTTGGTCCTAGCAATGTCGTTGAGGGCATTTTTCAGTATCAAGGCACGTCTCAGAAAGCACGGCACACCGTTGCTTGTGTGGCTTGGCAGTCCTACGACACTCGTGGCGACATTGAATACGAATACGTTGAGGATCATGATGCTGTTGCCAAGTACGGCATTATCAAAAAGGACATCAAGGCCATCGGTTGTTACAGCCAAGGGCAAGCGCACCGTATCGGCAAGTGGACTTTGCTTTCAGAGCAAGAACTGACTGAGACGTGCAGTTTTAGCGTTGCGATTGAGAGTGGGATTATTTTGCGCCCTGGAACGGTGGTTGACATTGCCGATCCAACAAAATCCGGCGTTCGTCGTTCAGGACGGGTTAAGTCTGCAACGACGACTCAAGTCACAACAGATAGCAGCGTTGATTTAACTGCTGAGCTAGCTACTAACAATCCAAAACTGTCTGTGCTCTTGCCGACTGGGCTTGTAGAGCAGCGTGATGTTTCGACAGACGGCATAACGATTACGGGTGGAACGGCAGTCATTAACGTTGACTCTGCTTTTAGTGAGGCTCCGCCCGCTGGCTCTGTCTTCTTGTTCCAAAACGACACTGTGCAATCACAGCAATTTCGTGTCGTTTCAGTCGTTGAATCAGGCGATGGAGTGTATGGCGTCAACTGCATTGCATTCAACAGCTCTATTTACGATGCAGTGGAGCGTGACATTGCGCTAACTAATCGAGATATTACCAACCTAGACAATGCACCTTCTGCGCCAGACAACTTAACAGGAACAGAGTTCTTGTATGAAGAGGGACAAACTGTTCACACTGGCTTTAATCTTGGTTGGCAGCATGATCGCATAGACCTAAACGAGTTCAGGGTAAAATACCGACTCGGCGACAATAACTTTACTGAAGTAACAACAACCACGGCAGATCTGACAATACGAAACCTGAAAGCTGGCGTCTTAGAGGTAGAAGTTAGGGCCGCTAGCTATGCGGGCAAGTTAAGCAAACCGGCAACCGGCAAGTTCACGTTGCTGGGCAAAACAGCGCCTCCAGGCGATGTTCAAAACCTTTCAATCGAAACAATTAGCGCAAACAGCGCAAGACTGCGTTGGGACCTGTCTACTGATCTTGACGTAAGAGTTGGCGGCAAGGTGATCATTCGTCATAGC